ATATCGTTCATTGATCTTTTCAGCAACCGCATCTGTCTGGTCTTGTGAACTAAATTCTCTCTTAAAAACCATAAAACCTGATAATACACCTTGATTCTGCATAGCCGATTTGTTGAAATTCTCCTGGTCATTGTCTACATCCACGGTCCGACCAATGGCTTCAAGAGGCGAGATCCCGATCAATGGATTAGCAGGGTTAAATAGTTTAAGGTGTATAATCTGATCCGGTTCAAAGGCAATCGTTTTTGTCTTGTCTAATGAGTACCCCTTGATCCAGGCATCAACTTCTTTTGCAGGGATAGGAGCAATCCGGTCCGGGGATATCGGCCACAACTCAGTGGTTTTGTTCCCAGCCATTACCTTATTTATATAGGCGTTCCCGGTTAGCTCCTGCCAGGAAACTAATAATTCAAAAAGATCTTGCCTTGTCACGTATGGGTTCGGATAGTTAAACAGGTTCGTCAAATAATGGTTCTCAATCAGCTCCCCATCTTCCCCCGCTACCCCCCAAGGTACAGATGCGGCCGCCTTTGTAATCAGGTATACCACCCGGTAAACTGTGCCATTGCTTTGAAACCCCTCTTTAGTGGCCTTAGCAATCGTGTATTTTGAGTAGACAGGCTGTCCGGTTTTGATCTGCCAGATGTCGGCCACGGCATAACTGCGCTTAAATAGGGATCTGATTCTTTGTGTTAGGGTCATTATGCAGCCTCTGCCAAAATATTCATTTTAATATGTTCTGCTATAGCCTTCATGAGGTTGGGTGGGACTGAGTTGCCGATACGTGCCCATACGTTTTCAAAAGCATCGCTATCATGTCTACCAGCCTTTAACCATATAAATGAGTCTGGGAATGAAGCAAATCGCGATAGTTCGGCTGGCGTCATAACTCGAGTATCTGTCCAATGAGCCAAACATCGAACATGATTACCGCCTCTCTTACATATTGTAGGACACGGCTTAGATCGTGATATCCTTGAAAGGTTGAAATTATTTTCACCTTCATTTAATTGTAATAGTTCTTTCCCTACTGCGTAATTCTTAGTTTTCAATGCAACGTCCATTTGCCAAACAGGAATATCAACAGGATATTTCAATGCCTTTCTTACAGTTATCGGTTTCCCCTGCGGTTTCGGATGACTCGGTTCAATCCCTAAATCCTCACGCACCCCAATAATGATTACCCGTTCCCTGCTCTGGGGTACGTTGTAATACATGGCGTTCATAACCTGGCCCTTAGCCTTGTAACCGCATCCCCTCAAGGTCTTGATAATCTGCAGGTAAGCCTGCTTCATATAGCCCTTTATCATGCCGGTTACATTTTCCATCACAAAGACTTTCGGCTGCAAATCATTCAATAATCTTGCATATTCTTTAAAGAGGCTGTTTCTTGGATCATCAAACTTTCTCTTCCCTGCCGTGCTAAATCCCTGGCATGGCGGCGATCCGTCCAAGATATCAAGTTCATAAGATTTTATTCCTGCAAGTTTCATGCACTCATCACTTGTCAATTTAGCAATATCCCCATGGTACACCAGCACATCAGGGAAATTGAGCTTGAAAGTTTCGACTGCATTGTCATCCCATTCAACCGCTAAAAGTTCCTTGAATCCTACCATCTGATAGCCAAGAGAAGATCCGCCACATCCAGCAAAGGTTGATATGACTGTTGGCTTTACCATTTAAAACCACACTTGGGGCATTCATTTTCAGTCTCGGCCATTGCATCTTCATCAATATCCTTGTTATCTTCTGGGATGGGATTGAATATTTCATCCAACTCCCCATCCTCAAACCCCAACACATCCAAATCAAAGTCAAGGTCCTTCAGCCCGTCAAGCTCCAGCCCCAGAATATCCATGTCCCACCCGCTCGACATCGTTAGCTGGTTCTCAGCTAATCTAAGAGCTTTCACCTGCGCCGGGGTCAGGTTGTCTATATGACAGCATGGGATGGTTTCTAAACGTAGCACCTGGGCCGCCTCAATGCGCCCATGACCCGCTATGACACCATTGTCCTTATCTAATAGCACAGGCACCACAAAGCCAAACTCTTTGATGCTACCCGCTATCTTTTGGATCTGTGCATCAGGGTGCTGTTTGGCATTGTTCGGGTATGGTATCAAATCCGATGTCGGAAGATACTCTATTTGTAAATCCTGTTTAGGTTTTAATTTTGTCACTGTTGCGGCCATATTCTATTCCAGCTATGTAGTTATGCTATATCCGGGGTTTTGAAGCATCTATATTCTTTTTTAGTAATCCAACGCCTCCATCAAACCTACGTCCAAATTATCCCACATAAACCCCCGATCCTCTCGACTGTACTGATCCAGGTATCTCTTGTCGATATAGTACCCCGCGTCAAACGGCTTGTTTATCATGTAACCCTCGACCTCTTTATCCCCCATACGTCGCATCCGGTTTTCAGGGGTCTTAAATTCAGGCTTCACGGTTAAACCAAATTCCTTAGATAATTCAGATACCACCCGTTCAGGGTCCTCCAAGACATACTCATACTTTAAAACAAGAGCATCTTCCCCCGAGGCGTTCAGATAGTTCGCTGTCATTGCATTCCAATAATCCACCGGGTTCTCAAACGTCAATATCTGATCCCCGTCACCTATTGCCATACGTCCCCGGAGGAAGTCCCCCCACCGTTTACTGTGCTGCATTGTAGGGCCGGAATAGTTGAATAGCGATACCATCAAAGCAAAAGGATCCTTAACCAAATACAGCACCGGGATATCAAGGATCTCCGGTAGGCCGTGCTTCCAGCCCCCCACAGTAGAAAAGATCACTTTAGCGTCCGTGTTCCACTCGAAGAGTGCACGGATATAGTTAGTTCCGGATCTAAGGAGGCCGTATGTTTTTATTTGGGTAATTGCCATAAAAATCTTAAAAATATGAAAAGTAGTTATCTCAATAGCTTAGTTAACTTCTTACGCCCTATGATATACCCACTAATTTTAGGGGGGCCACACACTGTCTTTCTTCTTCAAAAACGCCCTTTTTCCATGCAGTCAAATCATAAACAGCTTTTTTCCCATGACTTCCAGAGCTAACCTCTGCTATTATTCCAATATCTATAAGCTCTTTCAATGCTCTGTAGTATGTCCTCTTATTCATTCCGTAACCTTCAGCATCCTGTGGCCCGAAAGGGACTCTCATTTCATCCATTGCATATCCATTGTGTTCATCAAACATACTTTCCTTCATAGAAATGAATAAGACCTTAGATGGATATCCTAAAAACTTAAATGAATCTGATCTCCACAGACACCTGTAAACAATAACAAACTTCTCTTTCTTGTTGCCCATACTTCCCCTCCACAAAGGGTACTTGCCAGGCCGGGGAGGTTATGTGGCCCTCCCCGCTTACGGTAGCTAACACCTGGCTTATGTCTCTCAACCTTGTCCATATCCGTCTCCCGTTTTGTTTAAGTCTGGGTGTATTTCCGCCACCAGCTGGGGGCTCTAATACACCCAGTGAACTTAGTTTAGCTTAATCTTGCTTCCAGCTGGGTGCATTTCCGCTACCAGCTGGGGCCTATATCTATATCTATTATACAACAAATATCTACTCTCTCTCACAATCCTCAATTTGACTAAGTATTTCAATATATAGCTTAAGAGTAGACATAATGTCTATTATAAGACCCTGCAATGATTTCAACTACTTACAAGCGTGATTTTTCCAATATTTATTAAACCGTAGATTTTCATTTATAATATTATTTTGATATTTATTTAAAATTAGTTAGAGTAAGTTCACAAAATGCCTGTTTCCCAGTATCTATAATCTAACTTAATTAAGCTATAAATATCTCACCGCTTTGTTGTATCAATGGAGCCGCCCCATACCGAACAGCATCGAAGATATGATCTGACCCTTCCCTAAGCTGGGGTAGGACATCCCCGGTCAATCTATCCACCTTGTAAGACCAATTACGAGCCTCTTCAATGGCATGAGTACACCTATTATGTATAATGATGCTCTCGCATCCTCTAAGCCACGTCACGCCGTCCTCAACGCTCCCAGACCACTTAGATGCACCCTCCATCCTAAAGCCAGCCCTGTTCATGTGGCTAATAGTCTCGGGTCTTGCACAGTCCGCTCGGATTAGATAACCACGACATCCAGGAACTTTGTCGAACATAGCAGGGGTATCTAACAGGTCCACTCCAACACCGTATGCCTCGTAATCTATCATCAGGCGTTTGCCCCCATGTTCACCTGGGGCCAACCAAAACCTGACAAGAGTTGTTGGATCATTCGCAAACCCCCAATCCGCCCCATAATATGGTCCATCCCATGTTTCAGGGTCCGGCTTAAATACATCCACATACCACTTACCATGAAGGACCTGCGCGTCAGAATGTGCCCTGCACTCCCCATCCCAAACATGGGCAGCCCGTTCAGGGTCAACCCGCCAGAGATAATCCTTTTCTTTTTTGAGTTCTTCAGGGAA